AAATGAGACCAAGGTCTTTCGAATCGTTGGACACACCGCCCGCAGCCAGTTCCGCAGCGGTCAGCTGGTAACGAACCTGAATATCAATTTCCTGCCCGGTCATCAGGGTGAAGGAGTTATTGATTTTGAAATGCTCCATAACGGTGCGGTCAGTATACCCGGTCATCAGGGTGCTGTTCATGCGTTTCCACAGGTCCGGGAATACGCGAATGGTATTCGGCAGGTGGAAGTTTTTGGACAGTTTGATGATGTCGAACAGCGGGTCGTTGAGCATGTTGAACAGCTCCTGACCAGTGGCGGTGGTGTAGTTGACGGTCGCCTTAGTCACGGTCACGTTGCTGTTATTGAACAGACCAGCCATTCCCAGTTGTGAGTCACCGAAGTAAGCCACTTTCTGACTATGCTCTTCGTAGCCACGATATGCCAGCTGCTGCTGCATGGTGTCAATCGGCATGTTCTGAGATGCAGTGGTGCGCAGCTCATCGATGCTGTAGTGACACTCGATGCCGCCATAGTTCAGCGGTACAGTGTGGAGTTTCGCAGACTGGGCGACGTGTGGCAGATCCATCGCGTTTGCGCCGATGAATTTTCCAACCGTAACGCCATCATAGCTCCGGTAGTTCCAGTGGTTCGCGAACTCAGGAATGCCGGATACAACCGGGATGTCCTGCAGATAAGTGATATCCGCATACGGAGTTGCATAGATGGTCTGCTCAACCTGTGCCAGCTGAGAAATGTAGAACGCGATACCGCCGTCAGCATCACGGAATTCAGCCGGAACGTTGATGGCGTTCTGACCGTCCAGATACTGTTTGACCCACGGGTTGCCCGCGATAGTCTGTGCGTCAAGTACAACGCTGTTTAACTTATCCATTATTAACCCCCAACAACCAGAGACAGTTTAGCCAGACCACCGGATGCTGCGGCAGTGAGGAATTTAGCGCCAGGAATGGCAACCGACAGAGTCACACCGGTACCTTCTGCGTTAGCGAAATCACCGGTCTGAGTCGCACCAACACGCAGATATGCAGCGTCACCAACGACAACGGCAGTTGCTGTGGTTACCCAGATTACGCCAGCGGTGAGCACAGATGCCGGACGGTCAATCGGAGCACCGAAAGTTGCGCCGTCAGCGTAAGAGCGGTTCAGTTCACGAACCAGTACGCCCACGAAGTCGCCAGCTGTGGAGCTGGCAGTCGCAGCCTTAAAGCCTTTCTCGCCGCTACGTACAACACCTTTACCATATGCGACGGTTGCGGTGTCATCGTTAATTTTGGAAACGATATTCGCTACTTGTCCATCGGCGACCATCCCGGTAAAGGCTGCGTCGTGATTCAGACCGTAGCTGGTTGCAGTAATAGCCATCTATGTCACCCTTATTTAAGTTTACCAGTCTGACGCAGCAGTGCTTCTTGTGCGCGGGACAGTACAGGTTTTGCGTCGGCTACCGGCTGTTTGATGTCTTTAGCGCCATCTTTAGCCAGTTGCTCAAGCTGTGAGTCTACCACAGGTTTCACCGGTTCTTCCACAGCCATGTCGAAAGCGGCTTCAACATAGGCGGTAGATTTTTCAGCCCAGTCAACAGACGGACGTTTAACAGCAAGAGCGGCACGTTTGATTGCAACCGGGTCCATGCTGTCACAGGTGAATTCATCGCCAGCAACTTTACGCGCTGAGGTGGTAACACGTGCAATTGCTTCCACGCGTGCTTTCAGGGCTTCGTCGCTGCATTTGGTGGTCAGGTCGGCAACCTGTTCCAGTGCTGCGTCGAGTTGGGCCTGTACGGTTTCTTTGGCGGCTTCGGCGTCACTGACACGCTGTTCTAAGCGTTTGAACGCGTCTACCACCGCAGCATCCGCCACATCAACTTTTAGCCCGGTGTCAGTGGTGATTTGATACATGGGTTTTTTCTCCATATTATCGAAGATACGCGCCATTGCACCCGCACGAGCACGGTCAACAATTGCAACGTGGTTAATTTTAATCCGAGTCTGCCGGAAGTCGTATGGTTCACCTTCCGGCGTTGTCCCTGGTGTGTCATCATACACCGCCGTGTAACCCGCTGACAACTCACACTTACCGGTTTCGACAGCCTTAATCGCGTCTTTATCCTTGATAACCATATCCACAATGACAAAATCGCCATCCTGACGACCAACACTCGTTACAACACCAACGGAAGTGTTACGGTACGTGGAAGCATTGACAAGCGTAGGAGGATGGTTATTCGTGACATCTGCGCCGAGATAGCTCTGAAGTGATTCATCGTTAAACACTTCTTCGGCAGGACGGTACACACGGATAATGTCGTTCGGTGCGCGACCTTTCAGTCTCAGTTCCGAAGCGAGATATTCCTGAATACCAGTACGAGCGGCTTTACCCGGCACACGCAGAAATCCCTCATCCGTGTAAACACGTTGGGAATTCAGTGCGAAACTTTTACGGTCATTGTGTGTTACGGTGATTTGCATGTTGACGAGTCCGTCAGAGTATGCCATAGTGATAATCGTTAAACACATGATACATATATTTCAGAGGAGATACAACATGACCGACATGGTCAACCATCCGTCACACTACACACAAGGTAGTATCGAATGTATCGACGCTATTAAGGCCGCCACCGTTGGTAAAACCGGTATCGAGGCGGTATGTGTGGCGAATGTCGTTAAATATCTGTGGCGCTATGAAGAGAAGAACGGTCTGGAAGATGTGAAAAAGGCCCGTTGGTATCTCGAGCGCTTGATTAATGAACTGGAGAACGAGTAATGAGTAACGATTTCATCGCCCAATGTGAAACTGAATTAGATAAAATCGACACCATTTTAAAACCATACGCATACGAAGTGACAACCAACCGTGGTACGACATATCTGGTCCGCGCGGGTAGTGTGGCGCATAACAACGCTGTTATGTTCGGGTATCAACTGAAACCGTTATACGAGGGTGAGTGATTATGCCTGTTTACATGAAACTCAGAAGTAGTGGTACTACACTCGTATTTGGTCTTTATGACAGTCGGGCCGAAGCGGAACGGGTATGTAACGTGTTAAAAGCGTTAAATGATGCGTGGGAGTTTTACATATGATACCACGCTACCCAACCGGGACACTTGTGAAGTTATTCCCCGATGGTGTCGTGACCGGCACTGTTGAAAATGTTGTTGCAAATGACCCGCCGCAGTACTGGGTCAAATGGGACGATGGTAATTACAGCTGTCACGCGCAGCGCGATTTGAAACGAGTGGGGACATTGTATGGCAGACTGGATTAAATGTAGTGATAGATTGCCTGAAGATGCCGGCCGTTACTGGTGCTATGTGGAAGAGCAAAATGACCTGGGGAAATCACACTATCAATGGAACTGTTCGTGGAATGGCGACCGGTGGTGGGTTGAAAGCGAAAATGGCGGGTTTGTAACCCACTGGCAACCATTACCCGACCCGCCGCAGGAGTGATTTAATTTGACGAGTTCGTCAGGGATGACGTATACTCAGTTCATCAACAACAGAGAGGGTTTGAGAGATGAAAGTATTTACCAACAACGTGCCGGCTGACTGCGATTACTTAACCAACGGTAAGCATTATGATTTCAAACCATATTCACCGGGATTGGAAAGGGGTGATATTGTTGACGATGAGGGCGACCTGATTACAATCTGCACCGTGAACTCAGAGTTTAAATGTGAGCACCTCGACGATGACGCATCATGGGAGTTTGTCAATGAATAACACGTTACTTCCCGGCTACAACCGCCCCGTATCAGAGGCGCGCATTGTCAATAAAGAACTGTTAAAGGTCGCACAACAGCTTGCACGTAAGCATGAAGGTTGGGCGCTCGCTAACGCTGTGTTACGTGAGGCGTATGGAAAATGAACTATAAACCTGTCAAAGCGGTAACGCTCCGCAACAATGACAAATTTATCGATGTGGACGGTATTATCACCGTGACAAACATCAAACTGAACTTCCTCGAAGATATCGTGGAGTTCACCGGTCATAACCTGACCACGGGATACGCAGCCAAACGCTGGATAGCGATGGACCGACTTGTCAATAAGGTTACTTCTTAGCCTTATACCGCTCTACCGCTGCCGATGTTACCGGCCTACTGATGCATCGGCAATTTATTGGCTGACCCGGAAACGTTGGTACACCGTCGACAACCGGTAAATCTGACCACTTAAATACACCTTCACCGAATCCCACATCACGCTTCGCAACTTCAACATGACTGTGACGTACCCGTTCATCCTGTGACGTTATCCATTTGAAATACTCAATACCACTGTTTGTCTGACGGATGCGGTTCATGTCGCCCTGTATTTTACTGGTCTGGTCCCTGGCAATTAATTTGGCGCGACGTTCTGTGATACCAAATTGTTTAACGAGTGCCTCCTCGATGTAACTGGGGCGCATACCGTTACGCATGTTGGTCATGACAATGTTCTGCACCTGCTCCAGATACTGAGCCGGAATGGACTGAATAAGTTTAGCATTTTGATACGATGCTGCGCTCAGATATTCCTGCAACTGCGTATCGCCGCCGTACAGATTGATAGCGAATGAACGGGCGTTATCCTTTGCCGCAGTCTGTACAAACTGTGACGCGATGGTTTCGGCCTGACGACGAGCAAACGCACCGAGCCACCGTGTGAGCAACTGGTTAATTGCCGAGGTAATAGTGTCACTCCAGCCGTCAGCGGTGTACTCCGGCGCAAGCTGTTTCACCAGTGGTACAATGTTGGTGTCCACATCCTCACGAACAAGCTGAGCAACCTGTTTCAGCTGACGATAATAATTTAGTTCTGTTTGTCGTGACATGCTTGACGGCCTCGTCAGTATGGTGTAGAGTGTACGTGTTAGTTAAATATTATCACAGGAGATGAGAGATGAGTAAACCAAAGCAAAAAGAAACCGAAACAGACAGCGAGTATGCTCTTAGAATTTCAGAATGGAAAGAGATGCGAAAAGAGTACAAGAGAAAGTGGAACGAACAGAATCGGTCACATACTTCCCAATACAACAAGAAATGGCAATCTGAGAACGTAGAAAAAGTTTCACAGTATAGAGAGGAGTATTACAAACAAAACAAAGACGTCATTACTGAAAGGGTGATTGATTGGCAAAGAAAAAATCCTGAGAAGTATGCCAATAAATCAAAAAGACATTATCTTGCCAACAAGGATAAGTTTGCGACCAGAGTGGTCAAAAGAAGAGCGAACTTAATACAGGCCTCAATCGGTGAAGATGTAGAAAAAGTCTATTCACAACTATACCGATACGCAAAGTTACTTAGCGGTAACCTCGAAGTGGACCACATCATTCCGTTGCGCGGCGTGGATGTCAGAGGGTTACATACTTCGGAAAATCTCTGCCTATTGCCGAGAGAAATAAATCGTTCGAAAGGTAATAAATTCGATCAAGAAGCATACTTCTACTTCTTCAAAAGATACCCGAGATGTACCGCTTCGAGACTGTACGCGAGGTACATCTCGGGTAGATTAGGATAGTTTTGCCATTATCTCATCATGAGACAGACCATCTGTCACGTACTGGTTATAGCGTATCCAGAACGCATCCTGTTGTTCGGTGAGCTTTGGTTCATCGTCAGGGGGAGACGCAACGTAATCTGACTCCACCGAAGCCTGTTTATCTATTTCACCATCTTCAAACTGATATTCTTCAGACGATTCGAGATTGCGCATGATTTGTGACGGTCTTACTATTCCCTCTGCTAGATATGCTAAATCCTTATCGGCGCGGATTTTGGCAGCTTGTGCAATCTGCAATTCATTAGGTTGTGCGAGTGGTCGCCACTCATAGTTAAAGTCATCAGGCCAGTAACCCAGTGCGCTACGTACCAGCACCTCATCAAGCTGGCGCAACCCCGGGTCAACCTGTGTCAACTGTTTAGAACGGATGGAGTTGTTATAGTTGTTCATGTCTCCTTCACCCGTGGCGTTTAAACCTTTGGCTGAAGTACCGAACAGGCGAGTAACAGGAATGTCAGCCGCGCCACTAATCCACGTCATGAACGTCTCAAGCACTGGCGCAACACCGCCCAGGTCGAGCGTCTTACGTTCGTATGACTCATCACCGTCAAGCAGAGCCATTTGCACCAGTGACTTCATCTGGCTGAACAGGGTGTAACGCGACACAATTGCGTCATCCTGGTCGCTGGCTAACTCGTCGGATAGTCCTTCACGTTTAACCACATCGACGTTTGCCTCCTGCATCAGTTCCGCGATGCCGTCCTTCGATGCAACCATGTCCATGATGTCATCGAGGCATACGCGCAACTCACTGTCACCCCATCCCTGAGTCTGGACCATCTGGCGACGCGGCAAACGCTTACCATTGAAGCGCGCAAAATGGGTCCAGTGGATTTGCTGACCGCCGCCGGTAATGGTGTAATACTCCGGCATCATGTAGTTGGGTGCCAGAATATCCCAGGTGTTCATGGTGAGCGGTGACATATCGTGACGGTCAAACACAATACAACGCTTCAAATCACCTTTACGAATACGGCGCACGTCGAGCGGCTTTGACAGGTCCTGCCCGGTCAGCATGAGAATACCACCGCCACCATACAGACGCGCCCATGTGACAGCCTCCTGCACGTTGGCAGCTATCATCAGACGGTCTTCTTCGATGCGAATGTCATCGGCTTCCTTGCACTTGATGGTGCGCCACTCACGACACATGTCCTCTGCGGGTATTTCCACAATCTGACGAGCCAGCCAGTTAGTCTGGTAAGCTGCGTCAAGTTGTTGCCAGTTGGACAGCGCGGCATACTGGAACGCGTTGTGAGAGCGTTTCGCTTTCCATGTCCCGAGACCGGACACGACGTTTACCAGCCCATCGGTGGTGTGAAGGTTTGTTTTAGCAGCCTTAGCCATGTTTATAAAATCTCCGAAACGGTTGCTTTGCCATTGTGGAGCATTTGACTAATTGCATCACACATTGGGTCAATCTGGTCATCGTGAGCGTGTGTGTCATCAGCGGTGAACGCTTCACACTCCGTAACGAAGTCATGAACCCATGGGGCATCTTCGGGTATCTTAACATATCCTGACTCAATGTAACCCTGTACGTCCATCACGCGGGTTAATTTATTTGCCGCCGGTCCGCGTGGTATCTCCCGCACGGGTATCACGGGTTTAATTTTGCGGCGAATCTTCTGGATAAGTTCTGTACCGGATGATTTATCTTCGACAGCCATGTAACGCAAACGACCATTTTTGTCATTGCGATGCTTGTTCCAGAAGTCGGGAATTTTTACCTCAAGCTCATACGCTTCGAACTTGTCACGCATGATGTCGAGGAGATACAGATATCCATCCTCACCGAGTCCCCACAGTTCGGCAACCTGATAGTCATTGTGCTCTTTGGCTTTCTGCGCCGTATCGATGAACACCGCTTTGTATTTCAGTTTCGGTACAACGGTGTAACGTCCGAACCATGACCCCTTCAGAATGCCGCCCCCGAGCGGTGAGGGACGTTGCTGCATCTGACCGGAGAACATGTACGAGTTTTTCTTCTGCATCGCTTTGAGGGCTTCCAGAGAGTGTTTCTGGGGCCACAATGCACGCTCCGTCGGTAAACCCTCGTCCACAATGGCAGGAAGCACCAGATGACGGAAATTATACTCCTCGTCCTTCAGCAGTGTGCCGCAGAAGTCTTCCTCGTGAAGTCGCTGCATGATGACAATGCAAGGCGTCTTTGTGGAGTTAAAACGTGATTTAATAGTTTCATCCCAACGACGGTTAACACCGTTGCGTTTTGGATCAGAATACGCGTCATCCGGTTTTAACGGGTCATCGATGATGATTGCACCACCAAACCCATTACCGTTCTCGAAGTCGTCCAGTTTGCCAGCACCAAAACCAGTGATAGGGCCACCCGCAGCCGTCGCATAGAATACACCACCCTGGTCAGTGCCCCACGCCTTCTTCGAATCCTTATTCGCCTTGATGGTCACATGAGGCCACAGTTTTTGAAACTCTTCGGACTTCAAAACTGATTTGATGGATTCAGAGTTATCCAGTGCGAGAATATCAGCGTAGGACAGGTGAATAAATTCACACTTTGGATTTTTAACGTAACACCATGCGGAAAATAATTTAACAGCCAGTTCAGTTTTTGAATAACGCGGCGGCATGTTAATTATTAAATGAGTGGTGCGACCGTAAAATACATCCATCAACGCATCACAAATTACATGATGGTGGTCACTGAATACAAACTTAGTCCCTTTTAAAACTTTGAAGAAGAAACGGGCGAATAAAGTAAAATCTTCCTCAAGTGCGAGGCGTAGTAATTTTAATTCTTTTGGGGAATTAAAATTCATCGTTGAACGCCTTTTTAAATACTTTCACATCTTCGGCGGTAATATTGATATTTGTATTCACATTATCCAGACCGCCGGACAACTGAATCAATTGCTTATCCAGTCCCATCAGTTTCGCTTTACCAAGCACTGCCGCCACAGCTGCGGATGATTGCGGCGTCTCGGCGGACAACGCAACGTTTTTAATTTCTTCCAGTTCTGCAACGAGTGAATCAACTGTCACGTTGTGGCGCTTGGTGTGAGTTTCACGTAATTGGGCAATTCTTACCCTCACGTTATCCCGGTCCAACATGTTCGATGCTTTAACGGCAATAGTATTCGCGCCCATGTTCCCAGCGTTGTACGAACGGCGGTATGACTCAGACGCATTACCCGTCTCCACGTAGGCGCGACAAAATGCTTCCTGTTGCTCTGTTACACCGAATTCGTTGTACGGTCTTGCCATGTTGATTAACCCTCACCAAATCCCACAAGAACGCCGTAGAGTTTTACGGGTGATTTACCTTTGCGATGTGCTGTGACTCTCATTCTGAATTTCTTAGCAACGCTTGACATGATAGTCCCCACGTTATCGTCTCTAATGCCACGATTTTACCATGACTGTACCGTCATTGCCACATACCCCGTTAAAACTCGTTCGGGGTACTTCAACGGGGTATCAAAAACTCTTTAACTTTCAGTACTATACTACTTATTACCCTTATACCCTTATAAAATAGTAATTAGTATAGTAGTAAGATAACAAGTATATGAATAAGTATATATTAATTCATATAACAGTAATAATGAGTAGCTATAAAATCAGAAATGACACAGGTATTTTCAAAATCGCTCCAAACCCAGTAACCACGCGGCTTCCAGCGTACCCTGATGCCCGGGGTATTTTGTGGTATTGACTCATTTATGTATGTAGTATTACAATGTATACTCCATTAACATAGTAAAAGGTATACATATGATTCACTACAGAGAAAATTGTAATTGCAAAACTACCCATCTTCCGACGGGTATCTGCACAGAATGCGCACATCACAATCATCATGCGTTTGTACTGCACGCCAAAAACGGAACAGATTCGGCAGATGAAACAGAACAAAAAGTGCTCACCCGACTGAGAACGGACCCGAGCGTCAAATTCAGAATAGGCTCTAAACGCCACGCATCGTGTGGACACCCTGGGGTCTGGCAGGGTTCGGTTTGTGCAATTTGCGCACAAAAACGCAGGGATGAGCGAGCGTCAAAACCCGTAAGTAATGCAAACACGGAAGCCGACGCACTGCGTAAGAATATCGCCATGATTGAGCATAATATTTCTGTTTTGAATGAACAGTTAGAGACGATGAAAAACGCCCTGTTACTGAGTGAATCGGGAATTCACGTTGGGGTCATTAAAATCAAATCACCGCGCCAGCAGGCCATCGCTGACGGCAAACGCTGGTATATTCCGTATGAGCCTTGCAAGCATTGTAATATTATTGCGGAACGTTATGTGGCAAATGGTAAATGCCGTAATTGTGGGAGATAATAAAATGTACAAGATGAGTAAGAAAAGTCTCACTGGGAGGATAATCGTACTACCTGTATTCATTATTATTTTAGTTGTTGAGTCGATACTAAATAAGGCCGATGACTGGAGTTACTCCGTGAAGAGATTGAGAATTAGGATGAACGAATGGATTGATAAAAAATTTCCACTTGGATAAAACAAAGCCCGCTAAATGCGAGCCTTTTATTTACTTGATTAACTGTCCATACCGGTCCTTAATCATCTCCACAGGAATTGATATTCTACCAATCTCACCGTAGTCTCGATGATATGTTATGACAGTGGCGCTTCTTCCGGAGTCGTAACCTCCGTTACTTGAATACTCATCTTTGGCCGCCAGAGTTTGGTGCATCTCAGTGATGAACATGTTGCTCTCTGCTACTTTCCGATGATGATAGTGTCCCATGTGTAGGTAGCCAAACTTAGTACGGCCATAAATCTCCCGGAACTTACTGGCAAATACTGCGTCCAGCTTTTCCATCCTGGAACAGTGCCCGTGATGCACACCGATCATTACTTTGCCGAATTCGATTGCGTAGTAGGGACTTTGTTCGTCTACAATGGTCACGCGGGGATTACCGGAATACACCTCTTTAAACATCTCTCGCAACCACACAGAGGACGCAAGGTCGTGGTTACCAGTGGCGATTAGCAGCGTCACTTTCCGATGCTTCTCCAGACACATATTCACGGCTCGCTTAATCACACGGATAGCAGTCTGGACCACTTTGAAGAAACGCGTATCAGAGTCGAGAATATGCCCGGATGTTGGTGTAACCGCCTTCAGGCCGTCGAAGTGCAGGAAATCCCCCTGAAGGTTGATAAGACACTCTGTTGCGTTGGGTGCCAATGCTGTCGCTGATTTGAACCACGACGATATGAGATGTTCTGCAATGTTGGTATCGTAATCGTCTCCACCCTCTTCTTCACATGCCAACATACCAATGTGTGCATCTGTTACTGTGTACATGTTCAGGAGAGTGCTATCCTCATCACGGGATATTAAATTAATTTCCTCTAGTGGGGATAAGCACTCTGTAAGCGCCACAATCGCTTCCTGCATCATTTTCAACTGGCGCTCGGCGTCCACATCAGTCTTGACCCATTGCAGCGCTACAGTCCCGTCCTCCTTCACCAGTGACGATGTACCTTTCACCTTGTAACCGTCCGGCACAAAGCGAGACACATTACCACCATGACCCAGCCCGCGCGCACCGAGACGTTTGATGCGGCGGTTAATATTGCCGGGGCTCATGCCGTACTTTTTCGCAATGGCATGACCACTCATTCCCGCAGTCACGTCTGTCAGTAATTGCTCGTCAGTCAGTATACTCATTACACTTTGCTCCGGCTTTTAACTAACTGGTCGATAACAACCGTAAAGAACTGGTTACAACCAACATTCGGGTAATCAATGCCGAACTTGTAACCTTTGATGATAAGGTCGGTCGCTGCAGGATTACCGCCCGGGTTAGCCCGTTTAATCATTTCCTGCACGCCCATCTGTGCACGTTGAGCGCTGCAACCGTTAAAGAGCAGGTTAGCAACCCGTGATTCATTTGTCTCAGCAGTAACAGCTGCGTTAACCTGAGCGCCCGCCAGGAGCGCTACAAGTGGTAAATATTTAATCATGGTTAAGGTGCCTCATATAATGGTGTGGGGTCGCTATACTCTTTCAGTTTTGGGTCGCCAGCGTGAATTAGATAACCTTTATAGGTGATGTAAGCTACCGGATATTTGAATGTTTCCTCTAACTCAGCAACACGCGCCTCAGCCGCTAAACAGCGCTCCATCAGCTGGCAATAACTCAGTGCTTCCATATCCACTGTTCCCGTACTTTACCCTCAACAATGAGACGAGTGACACAAAGTCCGTCCCGGTCAGCCTGTGCACGCATACGTGACAGTGTGGTCAGCGCCTGAACCTCTGTCATATTACCCAGCAGGTCGGACAGTTTGTGATGACTGATGATGTTTTTCATTTGGTTACACTCCAGCTTATATTGTTAAGGAAGTATTGACTGCGTACCCGTGTCACTAATCCGCGTTTTTCCATATCTTTTAACTTACGCAATAGAGAAGCAGTATCGAGACATGGGTATCTATATGACATTTTATTTCGGATATGATATGTAGGGTCAACGCTACTGATGGCTTGGATTACGTCTCCATCATCAATCAATGCAATTCTCATTTGATTATACCTCTCTGTTGTTGTTCCGATGAGTTAAAGATAACCCACCTTGACGATGCCGTCAATACTAATTGCAAAAAAAAGCCCCGAAGGGCTTATTTAGTTTCCGCAAAGGCAATAGCACTTGTATCACCCTGTGCCGCCGCGTAATGGCGCGCCACGTCTGCTGCATTTGTGAGGTTAGCGTGAATGTGTCCAATCTTGATATAGAGCCGGGGTTTACCGCCATCAATCATTATCACATTGTTCACACGTCCGTCTTTAAGCGCAGGGTGCCAGTCGTAACCCAGTTGACGCATCATGTCACGGCGTTTACCTACCGGCACAGTGCGGTCAGCGCGCATCTGACGTAACAGGTTGTCCAGTGCCTTACTGCTCACCCAACCACCCGCAAAGCCCTGGCGACCCTCGTCAATCGCTTCCATAATTTCCTGCTCAACACTACCGAGTGATGCTGTCACAGCCTCGTGAGTGCTGCTGGTCTCTGGTGCTCGCTGACAATGTGTCGCCGGGTTAAACTGTGCGGGAATGGCGTAGTTCTCCAGATAATGCGTCACGGCTGCAAATCCACCGCCACGTTTGAGCCAGTCATACAGGTTGGGGAAGTAGTCTCCACCCATACCGTCGCGCACGATGTCGATATGCTCCTGCTGCGCGGTGTAGAAAATGGCGAACCGGCGGTCATTAGCGGTCTTGCGCACAGCGTTCTTGTGGTTACTGTTGAACATGAAGTTAGCGCACAGGCGGTGCATTACCTGGTCCTGTTGCATCGCACGTTTAGCGAGGTACTCACCGGTAATCATCGGCTTGAGTGTTTCAATCAGTTCAAGTTTCTGTTCCGGAACATAAATATCTTCCACGCCAATAAATATTTTATCGAACAGCCAGGCGTTGAACTTCTCGCCAATTTCCTGCGCTGGCGGCATGTGGCTGTAACGTGAGCCTACCGCTTCCATTACACACAGTGTAAACAGTGTTTTACCATTACCTTCAACGCCCTGCAGCAATGGTGCCCATTTGAATTTAGTCCCCTTATACTGTACGCATGCTGCCATGTAGGACAACAGAATCTCACGGTCACGCTCGACGGGTAACAGTTTGGCCAGATGAGTGAGGAAAGGTGTCACATCGCCCGGGACGCTTGCCACTGTCACCGGTACGTATGCATTGACATGACGCAGACCGTCTTCTTCGATAATGGCACCCTGCGGTAGGTCCGGACGGAATGTTGAGCGGTCAACTTTCGGGAACATGATACACTGGTTCTCGGTGAACGCTTCAAAAGCCTTTTTGGTGGTCTTCTCGTTACCGTCATCCAGCGCAAACACGTAGCCACCGTACATTGCATTAAACTGCTCGGACTTCAGCATCTGACCGTTTGGCGTGAGAATACGGTGACTGTCTGCCACATACACGCAGCCTTTGAAGTGGTCAACAAGTTGTGAGCCACCAATAAACTGATACCCACTGCGGATAACCGGTGCACCCGTCTCAATAACCTGAGCGGGAGTCACCAGTTCAATCGGTGCGCCGACACTGTAGTAGGTTGTCTGACGTGCGCAAGCACCCAGAATGGTACGTCGCATGTACGATTTGTGACTATCCCATTTAGGACGTGCCAGCGCAGACAGACGCATCAGGCGTTCGATACGTTCGCAGTTACCACCGGTCCAGAACGATAAATGTTGGGCCAACGCAGCATCAGCGCTTGACCCGTCATACTCGCGGTCCTCATCCGGATACGCATCACTCAGTACCTCGACGTTACGCGTCCACAGGTCTTTGAATGTTGCTTTGCCACCGAAAACAGCCGCGACACCACCTTTACTCGAACAGGCTTTTTCGATGAGTTTCGCATCGTCCTCAATCGGACATGAGCCTTCGACGTGAGTTGTGGTCCATTCCACCGCGGCAACTTGTTCGGTCTGCGGAAAATAACGTGCAACAGTGGTATTCAGCGGTGCAGATGCGTCAAACATCATGTCACCCCGTGCACCACTTCCCAGACAGATGAAACGGTCAGACGTGTACAGTTCGATGTGCAGCGGAACATTTTTACAGCTATGCTCAGGGATGGACGGACTGTAACCGAAAATGTGCAAGCCTTTACCGCTGTTACTCACTTCCACGTAACAACCGGCAAAAGTGGTGCACAACTCCAGCGCGAGTGGTGACCAGGTATTATCATCCTGTAGTGCGCCGTCGATATCCACGCAGAAACGTCCGTCACCAGTGAGAATGACTGCGGGACGATATGACTCGCCCAGTGCAGAAGCCGCTGCAATCGCCTGAGCGTGAGTCATACGGTCCGCAACGTGCAGACTGACCACATCACCAGCAGCATTACATGGCATCTTCTCCGTGCGCCCGGGCTTCTTCTGTGAAGGTACTGTTTTGCAGACGATAAAGTGCAGGGAATCAGCCCCCTGCACCGGGGGATTCATATGTGTCATCTCTGTCTCTCTGTTTTAGTTATTAAAGCAGGGTGGTCAGCGCGCGGGTGCGTAGCTCCAGTGGCGCGGATTTGGCAACGCTATCACCCAGCGCCATCCCCTGTCCAATCAATTCGAGGTTTTCTTCTTCCACTGCTCGTTGCATCACTGCTTCACGAAGTGCGGACATCTTAACCCAGTGATGGTTAACTGAACCCATCGCCACGCCAGCTTCAGCCGCAACACCATCGCGAGTAAGAGTACCAAAGCCGTCGCGCTGTGCCATCGTGTAGGCTACTTCTAAAATGTGTTCTTTGCTCATAATTTCGGTTCCATTAGGTAATTTGTTGCAGTATGGCACAGGTTGACGGAGTGGTCAATGGGTCAGGCAAAGGAGATACCCACTTCACCTTTGTAATTTTTCGAAAGGTGCACCGCTCCTACAGGAAACCCAAACGGGAATCCAATTTTTCTTCCTGAGCCATAATAGCGGATGTGTTTTATACCTCCCCATTTATAAACTTCTTGTAGCTTCTTGTATGAACTTAAAAGTTTGTTAACGGGTATCAAGTAACAAACCTCATCGGCTAAAGAAAGACTATGTGTCAGCCATTCGTCAAAAATGCTATACGGAGGGTTACTGATAATCCATCTAACGGGCAACTCAAAATCGAAGAAATCAACTCCCTTTTCTATTTCACAAAAATATTTATTCCCTTCTAAATTATTAAAGAAAACTCCACCGCCCGAGCAAGGGTCGAGTATGATACCTTCGGGTTTAAAATGCTTTATCATGTCAAGAGCAATCCATTCAGGCGTGTAAACTACATCATTTGGGTTACTCACAACTCCCCCTCACCATTCCAGAATTTAAAGTCCCCGCCCAGCCCGATGATAAGTGTCCCAAACGCAAGCTGTGCCTGTTCGTGTTCCGTACCTTTATACTTCCACCCGGCTTTTTTCACCTCACGTGCCACAAACTGTCCAATGGTTGACCCGACCATATCAGACGTGATAACCACGGGGCGGATACCGATAAGGTCGCTACTGCGCAGACGTTTACCTAGTACAGGGGTTTCGTTGCATAAGCCGAATCGGACAGGAACGCCACGCTTATCTGGTAAAACACCTTTGTTATTGCGAAAAAGTCGCCAGCCCTTTTTACTGGCAAGCAGTCGCGCATCGTCCTGTACCTTGTGTTCACCTGTCGCATCTTCGGATGGTTCCACATCCAGTCCCACCATTGTCACAAGGTCAGCCAGCGCCTCAGCCGTGATACCGTGCTTACGTTGCCATTCGAGAAGTGTTGGTGTCATAAAATTCTCCCGCATGCGATACCGTAATAAGTTGGGTCCATTTCGATACCAATGAATTTGCGCTCCGTGTTCTTACACGCTACTCCAGTTGTACCGCTACCCATCGTGTTATCGAGCACCGTGTCACCTTCAACACTCGACGCCAGTATCAATCTTTCAATTAGTTTTACTGGTTTTTCAGTCGGGTGAATTTTTGAACGTCCCGATGGTGCACGCCAGAGTGCTTTTTGGCAGTGTTCGTTAAATACTGAGTTTGATTTTCTTGCGAAAACACAAAATTCCAGTCCACTCACCCATAGTCTTGTCCCATTCATAGGGCTTGGATTACTTTTTTCCCACACCCCAACACGTGTGGTCAACCCGTGAGATTTGAAAAGTGTAACTAACTCACTGATTTGAGTAGTCCCGCAGAAAATGTAAAAGGAACCTTTACAAATTCTCACCAGACTAGCGACCATTTCTGTCAGGTCTATTGAGCAGGTGTCCGCATTACCCCTGTCGAGCAATCTCAGACCGGAACTTTTTTGTGATACTTCACCATACGGAATATCAGTACAAACCATATCCACACTTCCGTCTGATATTTCTTTCATACGCTCCAGACAATCGCCAAACATTAACCATGTACTCTCTGTTTTAATATCCATCACAGCCCAATCCTCTCTCTTAATTTATCCGCATCAGCCGCTTTGAGCGCCTGCGCCTCCAGCCATGACACACCATATGTCAGGTAAAATTTGCGAAATATTTCACTGTCGCTCAGACCTTCCGCACGGCGATACCCGGCCCACTGAGCAAGAGTATGGTCCAGTTTGACGAGCGCGTCAAGGCGGTTTTCATGTAATTTAACGTTTCTCTTCACAGCATGAGGTGGTAAACCGTGACCAATCATTTTATCCCGGTACTGGTTGACGTCCTCACGTGCGCCAATAACTTCACCCTGTAACCGTGCCAGTACATCCGGGTCAAGCTCGTGTAAATCACCATCTACCCATTCTACATTGCTGCGCTGTCCCGATGCCGGTTCCGGTATTGGTTCACCACAGTAGGGACACGCTTTCAGATAACGCTCGTATGTACCGGAACAGGCAGCACACGCGCGCACCGCTGGCTTCTCACTTTTGCCCCCGGACTTCTCGCGGCGGTCAAGCGTCCATTCCCGGTGACACAGTTCAATTTTTGTTCCTTCCGGGTGGTCAACGAGTACAGCGTGACGTTCAATATTACCCACATGGTCAACGTAACGCCCAAAATCCTTACCTTCTTTCAGGCGCAACATACGACCGGCACGCTGCACAAACCGTCCGAATGATTCCGTGGCTGACACATCCTGTACCGCCTCAATCGCGGGGCAGTCAAAGCCCTCATCGAAAATGGCCACCGATGTAAGCACAAGGTATTCACGGTTTTTAAATTTACGCACAGCATTGATGCGTTCCGCATCTGGCATCGCACCGTGTACACATTTTGCCGGTATCCCAGCATCGTTGTACTGCTTCTCCAGTTCTGTCGCGGTCGCCACATCCGGTGCAAATACGACCGTCAGCATACCGTTAAGCAGTTTCTGGTATGTGCGCACCACATCACCCACAATTTGTTTTTCATCATGTGCGACAAGACTGGACTCGTTGACCGCTTTACTTACCTCTGACGCCACAAAATCACCAGTCGTCTGACTGACCTTCTTAATAGCGTCACGACGGAAAGAACTGGGCGGTGCGTAAAGTTTATAGTCAGTCAGATAACCCATGTTAATCAGGTCACGCATGGACGGACCAATGAACATCTTGTCAAACACACCGTCAGCGTGTGAACCCAGTCCACAACCGTCAGCACGTGATGGTGTCGCAGTCACCCCCATACCTCGGGCATTGGGGAACATGTTTACCGCTTTACCCCATTTATTTTCCTGAAGTACATGGTGTGCTTCATCCATGACCCATAATTTAACAGTGGGGAGCCAGCTTTCCAGTTTATCCCCACGTCGTACCAGTGTGTCCACCCCCGCCACCGCGTGACGGCTGTTAGGGTCGTAATAACTATGACCCACTTCTTCCATGTGAAGTCGTACAATCATTTTAACGACATTTGTCGGGCCAATGATACGGTGACGCACTTTGTTACGTGCCAGCGCAAGACTAATCTGACTCACCAGTTCCTGACGATGTGCGACAGCACACGTCGCCCCCGCATGTTCGGCGATGATAGATGAGAAGAACACTGTTTTACCTGCACCAGTCGGAAGTACCGCCAGTACGTTACTGTGTTGATGGTCGTTCCAGTGGTTGTAAATCTGGTTCTTCAGTTCCTGCTGATAGGGTCGTAACTTTGGGCGCGTTGCATCACTGACCGCACCAGCAACGGGTGAGAGTGTTGGTATCATATTAAAGGCTCCGCATCCGGGTTGCGTTGGTGGTACGCAGCGAGTAACTGATACTCAGAGTAATAGACGCCATTACGCGTTACACCTGCGCAGTTATCAAAAAATCCTTCACCCATGACAATTACAAATTCCCATTCGGGCATTGCACATAGTTTTTCAATGTTGTGGTCGTTGACCGCTCTCTGAATGTAATCACCCAATGTACTCATCACATCTCCCACACTTTGCGCACGCTGTTCGACTCGACCATACGTGCTTTTCTGATTAGTTTACGTGCCACATACATCGGTATCTGCACATCGTCGAGAAACCATTTATCCTTCTTGCTGACCGAGTTGTACCAGCCGTAAGAAGGTCGGAGCAGTTGTTTAATTTTCATAACAGTGGCTCCAATCTTGACCATAAATTATCAATGGGTTTACCAACCTTTTCGGCAAATTTTACGCAGTTAGCGGTGCCACCACTTGTGCCATTCCAGAGTGCAGCAACGCGGTGTGAGTGATTAACCATCCATTCGTTTCTCACCTGCATTTTGTAGGGCGCGTAAGCACCGTCACAGACGATGATTTGTCCGGCACAACGGTAGAAAAGCCACTTGAAATGTTCCTGCGATTTTTGTGGCCATTGTGACTCCTGACCTGCAAAAGGGATTGCAGCATGAACGCGAACGCCAACATTGATACCGGCGTGCGCCCATGCCTGGTCCCATCCTAAAGCCATTCCCGAAATGATATCCGTGGGTTTGACTTGTATGAGGTATTCTTCAGCAATTTTTACCAGACGGTTATAAGCCTCATTACCGTAACCGCCAAGTTTGTTAGGTCGATGACCTGTCGCAGAGATAACCAGGCGTTCCATCTCTCACTTCCTCTCAGTTATTGACGCTCCCGTCATTGTGCATCACCACCCACCCCGTGTCAAATTTAAAATTAGTGTTGACGAGTGCGTCATGGTGGTATAGAGTTCACATCACTGACAACAACGGAGGACAGAGAGATGAGTAAATATGTAATTGTGTGGAATCATAATAAAAGCGAGGGTGTCATTTTCTCAAAAGAAAACAACGAAGACGAAGCCCTCGATGATGCGTATCATGCCGGTGGTGGTATGACAGTTAACCCATGTAGTTCAATCGGCGATAACTTTCGTGAAACTTACGGGGAAGAGCAGGACTGTTTCATTCAGCATGTGGAAATTGATAACACGAAAGCAACTCGCATTGAAAAAGACGGAGAATAACTAAATGACCAACCTTATCACACTGACCATCCCGAACGACGATACCATCGCATTGCGTCAGTTCGGTAAAGCGCTTATTGAAATTGCCAGCGAAAAAGATGGCCGCCCGGTCGATGTGACCGTAACCCCACTGGTTATTAGTACTGAAACACTGCAACAAGCCGCGCCGCAAATGATGAATGCGCCGGAAGTTGACAGCACCGCTCAACAGGTCGAGTCGCTGAGTAATAAGCGTGAGGAGTTTGAGCAAATTGTTGACGATGTGAAAGTTGCTGTATCCGAATTTCTCAACGTGCCTTCGCATGTTTTGACCGGGCAGGAAGCGCCACCCACCATCGACTCAACCGGTACACCGTGGGACGAGCGCATCCACTCCGCCAGTAAGGCGCTCAATGCGGACGGCACGTGGCGTCTGCGTCGTAAGCCGAAGGATATGGATGAGGTGGAATGGTCCGACTACGTGGGCATGATTAAAGCCGACCTACAATATCCGGTTGAATGCGGTGGAGAGGGGGAGGAAATTGGCGAACCGACACGGGAAGAAGTCGATGAACTCATCGAAGCCTCTAACAAGATGTTGGAACCACATGTAACACCGCCGGGCGATGACTTCCACACTGACGCAGATGTGGTGTCTGAGCAAACTGTTGCGGGTATTCCGCCACTACCTGTACCGCCACCGGTAGTTGTTGCACCACCTGTACCGGAAGTAACTGAGTGGGACTTCCCGCGCCTCATGACCTTCCTGACCGAGCGTCACGGAAAGATTGATGTGGCAACGGTGAACACGCTGCTGGCGCAGGACGGCATGTCGTCGGTACAGGAACTGAACGCCCACCCGGATAAAATCGGTCCGTTCGTGGCACGTGTTAAAGCGCATTTGGGGGAGTGAGCATGAAGGACTATATGAACGTGAGTGTAATGGTTAACGGTCATGAGTTGTTAAATTTTCACATGGACCGGGAAAATACAGAGGTGAACGTAGACGTACTTAAAATCAATGAAGTAATTAATGCTCTACGTTTTGTTGCTGGTGAACTGGAAAAAGACTTGAGTAACCCACAATGACTAGCACACAACTACCCAAAGTATCCGACGCGAATCAGTGGATGACCTGTAACGGGTCATTCCGGGCACAACAGGCTTATCCGCCACTGGACGTCGAACCGTCACAATCCCGGCTTGAGGGTCGGGCATGTCACGAAGTGGCTCAGAAGTTATTCAAAAATGAGCCATTCAGTGACCTGGTGGGCAGTCTGTCAAAGGATGGAATTGTTATCACGGATGAATTGTTTGACGCTGCCCGCGAGTATTTTAACGAGGTGTGGGGTTACTGTAACACTCACGGGCGAGTGCATGACCTTCACGTCGAAGAAGTATGTCCTGTCCCGGGTTACGGTGACTGGTACTGTATTCCCGATGCGTGGGTGTACGTACCGGAAGTGAAGGTGTTGCGCGTCTATGACGCGAAATTCGGTCATCGCATTGTTGATCCGTTTGAGAACTGGCAGCTATTAATTGAAGCGTTCAGCATTTGCGAGCAATTCCAGACGCCGCCGGACATCATCGAACTGGTCATCGTGCAGCCTCGCGGGTTTACCAGTGACGGCACAGTGCGTAAATGGGTGCTCTCATACGATGAACTGTGTGCATACCGGCAGCAGGTGAACGAGACGATGCCCCGCGTGCTGGACACCGCGCCGATGTGTACGCCCGGACCACATTGTCTCGACTGTAGCGCACGTGCACACTGTGACACGCTGAAGCAACAGAGTTACGCAGGTGTGGACTACGTGCAGTCGTTGCAGACGCACAACCTGTCCGGTCATGCACTGGGGGTGGAGCTGCGACTCCTGCAACGGGCACAGGAGATGATTAAAATGCGTCTCAGTGGTCTGGAGGAACAGGCACTACATGAGATTAAGCAGGGGCAACACGTGACATTCTACAGCGCTAAAACCACATATGGTCGTAAGCGCTGGAAGAAAGATGTACCGGTGGACCAGGTGATTATGATGGGGGATTTACTCGGTCAGAATCTTCGTAAGCCGCAGGAACTGGACACACCCGCACAGTGTGCGAAAAAAGGTATCGACCCGTCCGTTATCGAGCAGTACGCTGAAACACCTGTCACGGGTGTCAAGCTGGAACAGGTTGATGAACGCAGTATCCGTAGTGTATTTGAGAGGAAGTGACTATGTTTGGATTTGGTAAAAAGCAGCAATCCGTAACAGTGCGTGTCCCCCGTGATGACCTGTCACTGGAACAAATTATCCTTCATCTTTCTAATCAGAAGGACCATGACAAGTGGCCCGACAGTGACGACATTCAGTCACTTTTAATTCATTTAGGGTCATCATTTAACATTATTAATCGGAGTGATAATAAACCCGGAACCAACATTCATCGCGCGCTGTTTCTGTGCATAGCGCTTTTACTGCGTAAGATGAAATAACTGCTTGACGCACCCGTCAAACTAACGTAGTATTCAAATCACCGGGAGACAGAGGGTCTCCCACACTTAGCAGAGAGGATTTACAAGATGGCTCAATTTACTTTCGTTACCCCTGTTGCTCGCCTGATTCACGGTCACCCGCTGAAGCAAAACGTACGCACCGATGATGTCACAAAGCAGCCGGTTATCGGTAAAGATGGTCAGCCGGTTAAAGAAATTTACATCGGTATCGCAATTCCTAAAACTGGTGAAGTGGACTGGAAAGATACCGAATGGGGTAAACAAATCGTAATGGCGGCACTGGACGCTGAAAACGGTTATGATGCTGGTACCACTCGTCGCCCGGATTTTTCCTGGAAAGTAATCGATGGCGATAGCGACATCCCGAACAAAGCTGGTCACGCGCCGAACAGCGACGAATACAAACGCGGTCACTGGGTCTTGCACCTGAACACCCGCATCCCGTACAACTGCTATCATGTCGGCAAATATAATCCGCTCGATGCGATTCAGGACATAAACGCTATTAAACTCGGTGATTATGTCCGTGTGAATATCGTGGCGAAAGGTAATAAGCCGTCTAAAACTCCGGGCGTATATTTGAACCCGAACCTGCTCGAACTTTCACGCTCTGGCGAAGCGATTGTTCGTGAAGGTAGCGGTCCGGATGCAGCAAGCGTATTCGGCGGTAGTGCACCTGCTCAGGTAGCACCGACCCCAGCCCCAGCTGCTCCCGCACCTGCAACACCGCCGCCAGCAACTGACTTACTGGTGACACCGCCGCCGGTTGTTGAAGAGAAGTATAGCTACAACGGCGCCGTGTATACCAAAGCACAGTTGCTCGGTATGCCCGGCTGGAGCGAAGAGTTAATCGCACAACACTGTCAGAAAGTAGCATAAACACAACGCCCCGGTGTGAGCCGGGGTTTATTTGACTGGAGAGGTGTATCATGACCGAACTCGACCCACGACTGAAAAAGATTGATGAAAAGTTAGCCGAACTGGAACGCGCTATTAAACAGGTGCAGGAGCAACGCCGGGAATACATCAACCAGAGAGGGCTTAATAAATGTTCAAAGTAGGCGACCTGGTAGTTCTTAAAAGCGGCGGACCGGTGATGGTGGTTATCAGCACATCAATCATTGGCGCAGAGTGTCAGTTCTACAACGAGAAACACGGTGAATATGACTCAATTGTCATCATACACGAAGCGCTGGAACCATTTTTAGCCCCTTAACTGGGGCTTTTCTTACAGAGAGGAACAGAGATGCACTATTTATCAAAATGCGAGGATGCAACCTGCGGTAAAACATACCCCGCTGACCTCCACAATTGCCCCCACTGTGGGGCTGATTCGGCGTTCTCCAGCGTTGCACCACTGGACCCTAAATGGTGGCCTTACGATATTGAAACATATCCAAATATTTTTACTGCTACTTTCATCCATGCTGCAACCGGTATGGAACTGGTGTATGAAATCAGTGACCGTAAAAACCAACAGCAGGAAATGGTTGACTTCATGTTTAACCTGGGAAAATCTGGTGCATGGGGTGTGGGTTTTAACAACATGTCATTCGACTACCCCGTGTTGCATTTCATTGCACATAACCCCGGCTGCACAGTGAAGGATATTTACGACTGTTCACAACGAACCATTAAAGCGAGTAACGTTAATCGTTGGTCTATGATGGTGTGGGACCGTGACCAGATATTTCCACAGTTGGATTTGCTGTTGCTCAATCATTTCGACAACAAGGCACGCATGACAAGCCTGAAAGCGCTCGAAGTTGCGATGAAATCGCCAAACGTGAAAGACCTTCCTTTTCCTGTTGGAATGGTTCTGAACGATGCCCAGAAAGATGAACTAATCACGTATAATATTCACGACGTGCGTGAAACCACCAAATTCATGATGCGCTGCCTGTCGGCTATTCAGTTTCGTGAAGAACTGTGCCAGACACACGGTCGCAACTTTATGAACCATAACGACACGAAAATCGGTAAAGATTATTTCGTTATGGAACTGGAGAAAAACGGCATCCAGTGTTTTAACCGTGACGATAATGGTCGAAAGCTCGGACCACGACAAACCCCCCGTGAAAGCATTTGTTTCGCAGATGTAATTTTTCCGTACATCAAATTTGAGCGCCCGGAATTTAACGAGATTTTGAAACGCTTCCAGTCGAAAACCATTTACAAAAAAGAACTCGATGAAATGGAAAAAGCAGAAGGAAAGAAAGACAAACTGGTAACAAAAGGTGTGTTTAGCGACCTGGAATGCACCATTAATGGGTACACTTTTGTGTTTGGTGTCGGCGGCATTCACGGGTCAGTTGAATCCCAGATTGTGGAAACGAACGACACACACCAACTTGTGGACATCGATGTTTCAAGTATGTATCCCAGCATAGCGATTGCAAACCGTATTTATCCGGAACATCTGGGGGAGAAGTTTTGCGACATCAACGAGTATTTTTTCAATGAGCGTATGCGCGTCGGTAAGAAAACTACACCGGGTGCAGTGTACAAGCTCTCAATGAATGGTGTGTATGGTGACAGTAACAACGCGTTTGGGCCGTTCTATGACCCGAAATACACGATGACGGTCACAGTAAATGGTCAGTTAATGCTTGCAATGTTATGTGAGGGATTGATGAAAATCCCCGGCCTATCCATTGTGCAAACGAACACTGATGGCGTCACGATGATGTGTCCACATGGTGAACTCGACAATATGCGTGCAATTTGTCGGGCATGGGAAGCAATCACCAGACTGGAACTGGAAGAAGTATTTTACAAGCGTATGCCAATCAGGGACGTCAACAATTACTTAGCTCTCGGTAACAAAGGGAATGTAAAGCGCAAGGGAGCTTATGAGTACGAGTACCAGTGGCACCAGGACCCGTCTGCGACAATCGTGGGTAAGGCTGCTGAGGCTGCACTTTTGTTTGATACCGACATCCGCACATTCATCACGCAGCATCGTGACCCGTTCGACTTTATGTTGCGCGCCAAAGTACCGCGTTCTGCACGACTGGTAATGCGTTGGCCGGAATGGGATGCTGAACGAGAAATGCAGAATACCACACGTGTGTTTATCTCGCGTAATGGCGGGTCACTGGTCAAGCTGTTACCGCCAACAGGTGTACCGGGTACGTGGAAGCGTAAGAATGGCATCAAGGACGACGTGTACAATGCGGTAATGCGTGAGATTACCGGTCAACCGGGAGAACTCGATAGCATCGGCACACCGTGGGACGAGCGTATCCACACGAAGAGTCGCAGCAAGCATGATGCGCTGCGTGAAACCGGGATGTATGTCGGATGGAAGGTGACAGAGTGTGCCGACGCTAAGGACTTCGACTGGGGCAGTCTGGACTATGAGTATTACGTGAAAGAAGCGGAAAAGTTAGTTTTACCGTTGACGAGCGCGTCAAAGTAAGTTAGAGTTAGTCGTATTAACAACAGAGAGGGTAGCCGAGATGAAAGTGTTAGTTATTTACCAAAACATCCCTGAATCAACTAATGTTCACATCATTGAAGCGGACGGTGAGGATTTGGAAATACTTAAAAAATGTCACAACTGCTATGTGAATGCTGGAGACATGACAGTTGAGCAAGAGGAAGCTACTGGCAAATTGAATTTCTTCCTGTCAAAACCGGAATACATCGATGAGGAATTTGCGAATCAGGTTGCGTTACCAGTGGGAGAAGGGGCTAAGTGGTGTGGTACCATGTTAGATGACTCCAGCCCCATCGACCTATCGAAATATAACGTAGACCTTGTGGTCTGTACTGGGTTCTTAATGTAACGAAACTACCGGCGCGTCACTGCGCCGGATGGTTCATCCTTCGGCGCATTTCAGCAAGTTCAATCTCTGCCTTTTCCTTTTCAATTCTTGCAATGGCTTCCTTTTCCTTGCGTTCCGCCGATTCATTTCTGATACGCTTGATGTGACCGTAAATCATCACCAGAGAAAGTACGATCCCCACTAGTGTTGCAAAGATACCGATGGTTTCCGGGGTGATGCCATACTTAGTCATCAACCCCGTCACCGTCGTCCCGCTTGCTATTAATGTTCCGGCTTGTGTGTTTCCGGTGAAGCTCATAGTATTTTCTCGCTTTGATGTACCACTCAACGACCTGCGCCAGCATAAGGATGATGACCAGAGTTGTCGATATGAACCGCAATACCTCCAGCATCGTCACCATCCTTTTTCAGTATCGTGAGGATTGCCGCACAGTATAGCATCGTGAACATTGCCACATAGACGTCGAGTGGTTGATAGAAAAACCACAGGAGCCAGCCTACCAGATTAATCGACATGGAAACAATGCTGATGAGCATCATGTCAAGAGACTTTCGGGATGTTCCGAACCGGTAGAGAATACCGGCTACGATGAAATCACAAAATGCGGCGAGGAAAAAATAAATCGAACCATCCAGATTGCCGCACAACTCCTGGAAAAGAGTTGCCACCATCACAAAGAGAAACGAGGCTCCCCGGGGTCTGGCGATTACTGAGGTAATCAGGAAGGTGTACATTGTCTATTTGGTCCGGCGTTTTACTTTGGCACCGCCCGCGTCACCGGTTTTACTGCGGGGTTTTACATTTGCTCCACCGGCGTCACCTGCTTTACGTGGTTTAGTCTTGTACATTTTATCGCCCTTGTATGTTAGGATTAAGCCTAATTGTACAGCAGGTGTTACCAAATGAAAAATCCTTTAAGTAAACAAATGACCGCCCTTCTCACCGCATTTGCAATGGGTGGTACGGGCACTGTGGTAGTCACGCAGACGGACATCATCAATCAGTTCCTGAACGAGAAGGAAGGGAACAGGCTGACAGCATATCTGGACAGTGCAAATCCTCCCATCTGGACCATCTGCCGGGGTGTGACGCGCATCGATGGTAGGCCGGTGACAAAGGGTATGCGGCTTACTGAAAAGCAATGCGACCTTCTGAACGACAAAGAAGCGCAAAAGTCGCTCAAATGGGTACGTGACAATATCCCGGTAAAACTAAACCCGGTACAACAGATTGGCATTGCATCGTTCTGCCCGTACAACATTGGTCCCACCAAATGTAAGGGGTCGACATTCTTCAAATTGCTGCAAAAAGGCGACTGGAAGAACGCGTGTAAACAGATTCCTCGTTGGGTATTCGATGGTGGCAAAGACTGCCGCATTAAAAGTAATAACTGTTCCGGACAGCCGATTCGCCGGGAGCAGGAAGAGTATTTGTGCCTGTATACACTGGGGGAATCGAAATGACAATGTTACAGCGGGTAGTAATTGTTGTAGGAATCGTATTCGTGATATGTACATATTGGCTAGGTTATTATCACGGTAAGCGGTCGGTCAAGCTGGACGATTTCAAAGAATACAAAGCAGCCGTCGAAGCCCGTGACGCGCTGCAGGAAAAACTCAATGCTTCTGATGTGGAATTGCAGAAAAAGCAAAAGGAACTGAAAGAAGCCCGAACCAAAAAAGTCGTTGAAAAAGTCACTATTTACCGTGACCGAATTAAAGACTCCGCCACCGCTCAGTGTGTCAAAGAGAGTGGTATCCTCGACCTGTATGATGCGACCGTAAAATGAAAAAACTTATCCTGCTGGTAGCAGTACTTACTTTAACCGCCTGTGCTCAGGAAGTACGTAAATGTCCACCACCATCTAATGACCTGCTCACACCGAGCGGTGAATTGTGGACAACCGATGGTGACCCCGAACGAGCCGCCACAGTAATTCCACATAATGGGGAAGTTCTGATGGCCGACCGGGACAGAGTGTCCCGGTGGCAAAACTGGTGGGAAGGTTGTAAAACCTTATGAGTATTCTTCGATGATAACGATTCCCGGGCGTCCAGCGGCACCGTTTCTCAATGACTGAGATGGACCGTTGGAACACCCGGATGCTCCGGAACCCCAACCACCGCCGGTTACTGCCGGGTTGTTGATCGTCTGCACCGCACCACCCACGCCCATGAGCCCATCTGAACCCCTGGAACCGATAGTGACATCGGTCGAAATGGCGAAGCCAGCGGCGGAACCCGGTCCAGAAACACCGAAGATGTTCCAGCCGGTAGGGGAATTACTGTTAGCGTTGGCGACGGGTTGGAATGGTGGGATTGCCGGACCAGCCGGTAGGCCGGCTTTACCACCCGGACAGCTAATCAAGGTGCCCACGGACGTCGTTCCACCATCACCACCGTATGTGGATGAAGATGTGCCAGCAGTGCCTCCAGCACCAATCGTCACTTGCAGAGAATTAATTGCAGTGACATCGTAAATACCCTCGGCATAAGCACCGGCCCCGCCACCGTTACTCATTGATGTTTGTCCCGCACCCGTGGCTACCGCTGCGGAACTACCGCCACCACCACCGACCGCTTTAATTTTCCACTTTTTGGCACCTGCGGTTTTCGACACCAGTGTGTCAGTCGTGAACACGCGGACCGCGAGTAATCTTCCGGGGGTTGCGGTCATCAATGCGTCATAGAGTTGGCTGTTAGTCCCACTATCGACAGTCCCGTTCGGCGTAACACCTGCTACGTTGAGCACACGTGCAAAAAAACCGCTCATGTCGTTAGCCCAATCGGCTTCAAAATATGAACCATCTTCTGCTGTCGGTGATGTGCGGTTTTTAAATGCACCCTGCGGTTGCTCCGTCGTGGGATTTTCAAACCGTCCCGGGTAGCGATTGCTGCGGTCTAAAGCCATTATTTAAACTCCTATAAATCCAGTCGCTTGCGCCAATGAATCGCCAAACTGAGTTGACGAGTCACCTGCCTGTACGTAATCATAAGCCTCGAGGAAACCATTGAATTTTACACCCTGTGGTTTCGGAACGAAAGAGGCATTGAGGAGCGCCCATCGTTCAAGCTCTGTGATTTGCCCGTAGAATTCCACGGAGAAACTCATGTCCTCACCGTCAACCAGACGGGTAACCTGTGCGTTGGGTAACATGAAATTCATCCCATTAATAATGTCTTCAATGGTCGCGTACGAGTTGTTTTTAAGAATTTTAGATTTAATTACCAGACGATATAATTTGTCCGACATCGCCATCGACTGGTCAACAGATGGCACACTACACATCGCAGAGGTGTCACCGAATTCAGCCGGACCATTGACATCGTTGGCGCACATCGCCGTTTCTATCGTGACTTTACCCGTGAAATCCCGGGGTACTACAACAATGCGCCCAATAACGTCGAGTTGCTCACCTTGCGCCGCATCGATCGAATACATAATGCGGACAGCTGCAGCCACATCTGCAATCTGCGTAGCCAGACTACGCGTGATGTTATACCAAGCGGCAGCCTTTGGCTTGTTACGATACTGAGCGTAGATGCGATTTGGGGCATCTGACTCATTTGCGACGTAGCCGCTGACGATTGTCAGCGGTACGAAGTAGGGAGCTGGGAAGAAGTTCATCAGTACCCACAGGAATTGATGGAAGATGTACTAATGATACCGCGAATCTCTCATTAGTCAATTCAGGTGCGTTGTGGATGGATGAAAGGGGCTTGCGCCCCTTAAACTATTTTAAACGTCAATCCTTCTTTGTCAGAAAAACCATTGTTCATTAAGTAATCTAACACATAGTCTTGTTTTTCAATTTCGTCAGAAAACGATGAGTCGCCAGTATCTATTTCCACTGTAACCGGAAGAGTGCCAGTTGTCATAAACCACAGGTTTACTTTTAACATTTAACACCTCTATGTAAAATTAATAATGAAATTATCGACGTCGATCACCGCACCTTCACGGCAGCGGATAGACACTTCGCAGTATTCAGCAGCTTGCGGAACGCGGCCCTGTATGAATTGCCCCACAGATTGCCATCCACTCGGGGTGTTAGTAAAAGTACTACTTACACCTGATTGGATGGCATTACCAGCCCTATTGTAAAATGTAACGGTTAACGACCCTGCCGTTGTTCCTGTTCCAGCGGTTATTGTATTGATTTGACACGTTACCGTGTAATAACCATGCTGTGTTACTTTTACATTTTGAGTTAAGAAACAACTTGACGACCCGAACGATGTCATTCTAGCGCCATAGGTACCTGTTTTCTTATATGCTGCACCAACTACGCAGGTTTGACTGGAAGAACCCACATTGTTAAATGACCACGATGATAAATCCCCTGTCTCAAATCCGGGATTCAATGTTGGGTTCAGTGATTTATGGAGTGGGATATTTCCCACCCCGGATAAGATATCTCCGATACAATGACTTGCGGTAACATACCCGTTGCCCTCAACGAAAGTTCTTAAGCCTTCGTCTCCATTCTGAAAGAGATAATCATTTCCTGGTGTTTTAACAATGGTTACATCGATGAAGGCGTTTGCCCCCACATAGAATAATGGTTTCGTTTGCAGCGACGGGTTGTTACACACAAGTGTACACCCATTAAGGATGAGTCGCGCCGCAATTCCTGTTACTTCCCCGTAGCGATACCACGCTGACGCCCCTGGATTTTCAATATTAGCTGCCGAATCCAAGATGACCATGGCACCGTTACCAGTTATCTTAATCGGGGTATTCAATACCGATGTGCCAGGCATCCCAATGGCAAAACTCGCACATTCCACAAGTATCGGACATCCTTTCATGTCGAATATTTTGCAATTTTGGAAAGTAATTGACTCTCCGGAGTCTGAAAGGCCGGCTGGGAAGTGCATCGCATATGTGCCTCCGGTTGACTCCATCATGAATCCACAATTGATGAATTTATAACGCCAGGTACTATTGGAGCCCCCTAAAACGATATCAGCAGTGGAAAACATGCAGTTTTCGATCTTACAGTCGCCATTATAGGTGCCGTTGCTGGAATCGTTATTGTTTCCAGTTAGCAGCAACCGCTGACCAATGTTTTGAATCGCACCTTTGACTTTTATACCACGCATGGATGTACAGTGGTTCTCTGACCCAGCAGGATATGGGCGACTGGAATGAACCCATAAACAGTAAGGGGCAGTACAACCTGTAAAGTCAATATAGGCGATGCCATTGGGGCTCTCGAAAGAATAGTACCCTAAATCTACTTCCAAACCTTGCGACCCAGTTACATAATAGGTTTTCCCCGCCTGTAACACCACATTGACTTTGTTTGCTTTCGCATAGCTGTTTGCGGCCAGTAACTGTTCGGTGTCAGTGCCTGGGAAATCCTCCGGCATTATAAACTTAGTTCTTCTGTTAAAAATCTCCATATAATCATCGAGATGTATACCATCAGAGTGGGTTACTAATGAAGTCCCCGGAATCACGGATGATGCCAGGTTTTGCCGCAATAACTGGTCCGTTCTCGGCTTCCAGTTACTGTCCGTCGTCGGGTCAGTGCCCGGCGCAACAACATGCGACAGCGCTCCCGCCCACGAATACCAGTTGTTGTCCACCGGGTTGTACACTGCTTTATTGCGGTCACCGGTATCAAGGGTACCACCGGTGGTGAAGTCGAAACTACTTGGTTCGAATGTAGAATTCATCAACGCATTGATAGCTACTTCGGACGAATTCGAAGCATCCAAGGCCGAGGCAGCAGCACTATTTGCACTGTTAAGCGAATTCGTAGCACTGCCCGCAGCGGCTGTAGCTAAAGCTGATGCACTTGATACAGCCGCTGATGCGGCGGCTGTCAAATTATCAACCTGCCGGAAGTTGTCATCCAGTTCGTCCCACGTTAAGGGTCGACCCAGGTCTGCGCGTTTGATAATGGTCATACGATGGTCACCATGATGTTTGAGGTTGTCCAGCGGGATAATTCATTAAAGTCAATGGTAACATTCGCCGTGCTGCCATTCAACGTCATACTGTTAACGTAACTGTTACCGTATGAACCAATGACTTTGTTAACAGGTGTGTAAAGTGAACTGTACGGAACTGTTTCACCGATATCAAACCCGTCCGGCTTAAAACCGTATTCCGTCGGAATCAGGCCACCAGCGGCGTATTCCATGATGGCGTCCTGAATGAGTGGTTCAAGAGTTGCCTGAGACGGTAGCGTACCATCATCTTTGATTTCAATAGCTACCACCATGTCCACATATACGGGGCGGCTGAATTTGATATCTTTGGTCATTGTCGGATAAGTAGGCGATGTAACTGTGACCATTACCGGTGTACCAGCCTGATAAAGTGCGACGCCCGGATTTTTTTTAAGGTAGATAGCCATCGCCACGTCGTCATCCGTACCACCATCGATGATGGGTGCAATACTGTGACCGGGCTGACCGTTGCTGTCGGTTGTGGCTTCGTCGTTCTCATAGACACGTACACGGCGTACACCATCCACATTGAACAGTTGTCCCAGCATTGAATCAACCTGGTTGCTACCCGGCAGACCTACGGCCGTCGCTCGTTTAAGGCGTAACGACCCATCCGATTCAGCAGATGTACCGGGTGTTGCTGGAGTGGGGTTGTTAACTGACACCAGTCCGGCAACTGTGTCCACGATTGTTGTGATAGTGTTGGCGTCCGCTTCGATTTCACCAACCGTGGTACAGGTGATATCCACCGTTGCTGTACCTGAACTATCCAGCGTCCACGTCTGGTCGAGCGTGAATCGATAACCCGTCACAGATGATTCAAAGCGTGTACCCGCAGGAACCTGAGTACCGGCAACACCCGTTAACACAAACCCTGTAACAGTGGACGCAGTACCTTCACTCCTGACGGTACCTGTCAGCGCGCAAATTACATCGAGGTCATAACCGCTGGCTTTGTTCGGGTCTTTGGAGTTGTATGCCTGTTGCAACACTTCGTCGAGCGCAGAGAAGATTTCAGCATCGTGCGCCATCTTCAACCCATCGGGGGTGGACGGGTCAAGATTCCAGTTACTGTCGATATCCAGATATAACTGTTTTTCTTCGTCAAACCAGTCATTCTGTGATTTTACGCTATAGCCGGTACTGGTTAATTCAGCCATTCTCGGTCACCGTTAATAATCCGTAGGAGGTCAACACGCTGGCGGTGACCGTATAAGTTTTGTTGTCGATGTCGAAATCGGTGCTAAAACTGGTTAACTGCTGGACACCCGGAGTACCGGAGATGCGTTCACGGAGGCGTGCTTCGCGGACATCCATGGAAGTTTGTTTGTCGAGTATCTCCTGAAACCACGGTGTACCATCGGTCACATCCCGGAAATACTCGCCCAGAAACAGACGTAGGCGAGTGCGTATCGTCTGTTCTATTTCCAGTTGCTCAGTGATGAACATCGAACCCTGGGTAACGATGTCACCATCTTCATCTAATTTACGTACTGTCATCAGTTATTCGGCCCCGTATTAGAACCACCGGAAGCAACGCCGCCATGGGTGTGACCATTGAGTTCTTTGCCGTCCAGTACCAGAGAGTTCAGTGCGGTGATGTTCCCATCTTTATCAATGGTCACGCCGTTGATGCTCACTGTGCCGTTTGCAAGAAGTTGGACGTTGCCGTTCCCATTAGCCATTATGCACGAACCATCACCCTTTAACCAGACGTGCTGTGATGCGTCAGCATTGCGCAAGCGTATCCCATCGTTGGAAAAACTTGCAATCAGGTTATCAAGTGAACGGATTCCCGGCACAAACATCGCATCCTGTTTGTGGTGAAAGCGTTTAACGGGGTTAGCAGCAATGCCGCCAGTTTGCTTCCATCCATCAATGCAACGTTGACTGAAATGTACCATGCCCTCACAACCGGGTTTAATCTCAAATTCCAGTACGAAGTCATCACCCGGAAAACTTACAGGAACGTCTACAATGGGTGGCGGGTCAAACGTAGTTTTAGCGACATCATCAGTACGGGTGATTCCCAGTTGAATCTGCGCACGCTGTGTGTCCGGGTCGAACGTCAGCACGTAACCCGGGATACACGTGTACACGTCCTTCATATTCTCAAAAAACGTGTCATTGGTGACGTTCTGTAAAAACGAGCGGCGCTGGTTAATGTCGGTCATGTCGCCCTCCTGTGAAAATAATGTCAAGTATACTATTGACACTCACGTCAAACAATGCAATTATTCATTCACAGGCATATAGCACATGTGTCTTTAGCGGTCCGGGGTGTCCTATTCCTTCGCATCAGCGGGTAGCCGGAATGTGTAGCCAGGCATGCACGAATGCGGTTGGTCACCGTGGCGGTTCGACCAATACAATAGATAAGAGCATTTAGGGTGTAGGTCTGAGACTGCCCGAACACGATGAACGCCGGTCACAGTGCTCTTATCTGTTGTAACCCCCGAGGAGGTGGTCACATCTTGCTGACGGGTAAGCCGTAAGTGACTGGAGTAATGTTGTGAAACATAACAACAGTTGCGAAATGATTTATAGTTGTGGTGAATGCGTAGGTCGATGCGCAAGTAAGCAACCGATGGCGAGGTAGTGTATAAGGCGGTCGCTGCAAGCCTTGAACTGAAAATCCCGTCACGCCGGAGTTCGACACCGGCCACCACAACTGTAAACCATAATCTCTCTGTTGTGCTCCTGCATGTTTGCCCCGGTCTCCGGGGCTTTTTTTTACAAATCCAAAAGTGTCGTAACCTGGCTGGCAACATTCGTTGCGGCTGTCTTCACATTAATGTAACCACGCTCAATCAGTCCGGATATGGAGGTGCTGGAAACGTCGTTACTGTTCAGCTGATACTGTGCCGGTTGTGAACCATTCGCCACGCGATCAAGCGTGACAATCTGTTGCAGTTCGGCAACAAATATCAATCCGTTCTCATTCTCCGGGTCTTTAGAGCGCCCGATACGCTGAATCACCATATTATTCAGCGTAATTTCACCCGTATCCACTGTGAATACCTGGCCGGAGTACATGAAATCGAGCAAAGTGTTCAGTGTTGTACTGGAGCGAGTTTCATTTGAGCCGCTCAACCATCCCGCGAACAGACCAGCACCTGCGGCAATAAATGGATTGTCATCGACGAGATTTGTCAATGCCCCGGTGAAATCAGTAATACTAACTTTCAGTGGGTTGTTCGATACCGCACCCGTCATCGTGTAACGAATAGGCTGATAAATGATATGGTCTGCAATTGGCGTACCTGTCTCAATGGGGTATTGCACGATGTCCACACTGGCGTCAAGGTCATCAGACAGGACGGCATCGAACTGAAGCGACCCAAGCTGTGGGCCGCGCTTTACCAGAAGGTTAATTAAACTCATAACATGTACGCCTTACCTTGTCTGAATCGTTCCTCAACACGCCGCCACACGTCACCGACAGTAATGTAACCTTTGTGCTCCGTATCAAGCCCTGCGTTCTGATTGTACGCTGTAGAAGGTGACGAGTACATCACGGTTGTGGAAGGTTTACCGATGAATGCCGGACTGAACACAGCCATGTACACGTCGCCCATTGTTTTGTAACGCCCTTTATACTGGTTGAGATAGTCGGTAATCGGACCCCTGACCTGTTCAGCCGCAGTCATTGACAGGACGATATTTTTATTACGACCATACTTACTCTGAAACGCACTTGTCCATCCGGCATTAGTAAACTGAATCAGGCCCACCGCACCAGATTTACTGTTCTTTGACTGTGGATTGAAGTTGGACTCCGCAGAGATTACAGCCATAATCCAGTTAGGACTAATGCCCAGACTTTGCCCAAGTTTACGCACCTCAGTACGGAAATCCTGCTGCTGACTGGCATCCTCACCCTGCACACCAACACGCCCATAAATAAGACGATTACCGACATCACTATTTGTCGTGGTGGTATCCATTGACCCGGCACGCACAGCTTTGACAAATGTGTACCAGTCAGGACCATGTGTGTCTCCAGTATGCTGAATGGTCTGAACGTTCCAGTCACCTTCCAGTTTAGCGTCGACGGTTGTCTGGAACTCCACCGCCCCGAAATCAAATTTAGGCCATTTTGATTCAATATTAAGCACCGATGCAGGTGTCATACGGGGGTCAAGACGCATTTTGACGTCGCAGAATACACCATCGATGCCGCCGTGAAGCGTGGGCGCGTCAATCATCCCGGTCGCGGAACTGATTTTGACAGGCGTGGCTTTACGGTCATCAGATGGGAATCCGACAAATACTTGACCAGCGTACAGATGCCATTCGAAGCCATACGCTTTGGCCAGAGTATCAAATTCTTTACTAATGTCGGAGCTGACGTTGTAACCGCCAGCCATGACAATAGAGGTAAATTTGTCCTCACTATTGACAAGATATAACGGCTTCGACCAGTCCTGTGCGAGACTGGTTAAGACGTCAAACAATGTCACGCCCTTACCGAAACTTGCACTCGTTGTCCCACCGTCGAGCACATTGCTACCGCTGCGACACGTCACACGTGTGATGATGTCGGTACCGTCACGAATGGTGAAAACGTTGGTAACAAATCCAGTAAAAATCTGACCAATGCGCGACTGATACCCGGCGCGAAAAACAACGGTCTGATTCGGTTCAATCTTCGTTGTCGGTGCGAGGTTCCACAAGCGGAATTCACAGGTACTCAGGCTGTCGCCAGTATACGTTGTCACATCGAACGAACACCGGAGCATTGGGTACGACTGTGTAATAAAATTCTTTGTGTCAATGAGTATTTCATACTGGCGCAAATCCATTGTCAGTAACTCCTTTGCCGGGTCTGGTCAATTGCCTGTGGATACACCTGTGTCTCAAGATGATTTACGGTATAACGGCCAATTGCGTTACCGTCCAGTATTACGTCGCCCTGTGTGGTGAAATTACCGTTAAGCTGAATCGGACGGTTTATGGACTCCATAATCTGAGTCAACTGCTGACTTTGCTGCGCGTAATTATCAGTCACCGGACTCACTTCGGCACCGTATGAACCGTCGTTAACCGGAGATGAATTCTCCCGCTGTGGAAGCTGTTCGGTATTCGTCGTGTTATTGACGATGTTGTTATTGGCCGGGTTATACAGTGAATTATTTCGACGTAATGCGGAGAGTGTGTCATCATCTACCGTTCTGTTATCAGAATCGTTGACCCAATTCTCCCTTTTTGCCCAGAACGGTGTACCACCCCATGCAGGGGTTTCGACGGTGGATGATTTGTTATTAATTGTCGCATCATTGGCATTTGTACCCAAGTTGTTAATCCAGTCATCCATTTTCTTAATCCACGGGATAGACTGCATTGCATTTTCATACGCCTTATACAACCCATGTTCGGATACATCTTTGCCAAAGGAGCTGGTTTTCAACCAGTTATCGAATCTACCTACTACACTGGATATGGTATTACTCAGACTGGTAATATCTGGTACGAGCATGTCTGCAATCGTGTTACCCAGACTCTCGAACTTTTGTTGAGTGTCAATTATGGTCTGGTTGATTGCGTTCAGCGCGGCATTATGTTTCTCGGTGTACCCCATTTCAGCGGCACGGGCTTTTGATACTTCCAGCGTTGTAGCGCCGAACTCCTGCCATACTCTGACGGTAGCCGGGTCGAGACCTAAAACCTCCGCTACGTTGCTCTGGCGCGTCGTATCGAGGCGCTGGAACTGTCCTGCGATGTCGCTGTAAATATCTTCGCGTGTACGCCCCGTGGGGTTATCGACACGAATTCCCGCAACTGCCAGTTGCTGAATCATCCCGGCGTCACCGGTCTGAATACGGTTAATCCCACGTTCAATATTTAAAAGACTGTTTGTCGTTGCTTGCCGGTCGCCGCCACGCTGTTCGGCCAGCGCACCGAGTCCATAAACCTCAGTTGGTCCGAACTGACTGGTTACAAGCTGGTTGTTCAAGTCGTAAGCCTGTTGCGCTTTCTTCGACTCAAACGCCCACGCTGCGCCGACACCCGCGGCAACACCGGACATCGCAAGTCCGGCACCTTTGAATGTGGCAACCAGACTCATAATGCGTGATTTTGAATTTTCTACGCCGGTTTTAACGCCATTGTCGAGCGACTTGCCGACATCGTCCATCTGACTACCGGCTTTCTCCGCCGATTTTCCGAGATTATCAATGTCTTTTTCAGCCTGTTCAGCAGCTTTACCATCGTAAGAGATGCCGAGACCGACCAGAAACTGCGTAATCACATTAGCCATTATTCAGGCACCCACAGAAGATGGTTGTCAACGCCGAGGTTGTCAATGGTTACCTCATCGCCCACAAAGAAGAAGCGACCCAGTCCGGCGCGGTATGCTTTACTGACCTCAGCATTTGGGACAAGCATTGCACCGGTGATGTAGTTGATACCATCCTGTGAGACAGTCATTGTCCACGCGGGCTTGTCGGTATAGCTGATGTAATCCAGCGCAAAGTCGAGAACGTTGTCGCCCAGCTTGACCGTGAAGGTCTGATGGGCGTTGGACGCACCGTTATTTAGGGAAATTTCTTGCATTGTTTATCGCCTCAATATACTTACCCTGCAATTCATCCATCGCAAAGTGAAATTGTTCGACTTCAGCAAGCGATATTGTACCATCTTTTAACTGCGCCCATGTGCAAAGAGGTGGACACATCCCCTCGATACCCGTGCAAACCCGCATAAAGTACCAGTTGACCGGGCTTGGTCGCCCGGTGTCCCTTACTCGTCTTTGTTTGCGTTTTGCACGTAATCGAAAAAATCGGCGTAAACCCACAGAAACAATTCAGCCAACAGGGTGTTGAAACTCATCATGCGTCCGGCAAAATCAGCAACATCGACCTTACGTTCCTGACCGGCGACGAAAGTTTTACTCAGTAATACTTCTGAAATGCGCTTTTTGACAACGTGCGGTAGCGTGGTGAGCATTAGGACAACATCCTTGACCGACAATGTGCCACCGTTCTTATAGACGTTCCCGGCGTGCACGATGAATTGTGCGCCAACCAATGACAAGATTTCGTCCTGCTCAATTGCGGACGGCATTGCGGCGTTGTATGTTGTGTCGCCCACTGTGAAAGATTTAACAAGTGACATTTTATTCCCCCTCAGTTAGATACCATTAATTCTATCGTTAATCGTGACCATAAACAAATCGATTTGAATGGGTCGTGATTTTCATCGAAACTACACTCACACAAACAAATGGAGAACAGAGATGAACGATCTAATAAACATGAAATTAGAACTAACTATGTCTAGCCTCGAGATTGCGACGCTGGTTGAGAAGCGTCATGACAACGTGAAGCGCACCATCGAAACTCTGGCGGACAACGGTGTGATCGTCCGTCCTCAAATTGAGGATGAACAAAAAACCGACTCGTTAGGTCGCCTTCGCTCGGAAAAAGTATTCATGTTCGAAGGCGAACGGGGTAAACGAGACAGTATCATTGTGGTCGCCCAATTGTCACCGGAATTTACTGCCAGACTAGTAGACCGTTGGCAAGAACTGGAGAATGCCAGCAAACAACAACTACCAGACTTCACAAATCCAGCAGAAGCCGCGAGGGCATGGGCTACCGAGTACGAGCAGAAACTAATTGCGCAGGAGAAACTGTCGATAGCGGCACCAAAAGTAGACGTCTACGATCGGATTGTAGAACGCAATGGTCTCTATAACGCCACTCAGATCGCCCAGAAGTTCGGACAATCAGCGATATGGCTAAACAAACAACTAGCCTCGATGGGCGTCTACAATCGCTCCGTGAAGCGCGGACGTGTATTTCAACAGTGGTTCATCGATAAGGGATACGGAATAATGCGGGAGACAGAGAATGGGTTCTCACAACCCATGTTCTATGCCGAAGGTGAGATGTGGATTGTCAGAAAATTATCCGAAGAAGGTTTGATTTGAGTGTTGACGGACTCGTCAAGGTGGGTTATAGTTATCCTAACAGAACAACAGAGAGGACACAAAAAAATGTTAAACAAAATCATGACAGTGGTATGTTTCTTAATTGTCTCAGCTGTGGCCGCATCCATGATTGCAGTGGGTCTGGAACACGAGAAAAATGGGGAGATTGTGCCGATGATTCTGGCTCTACCAGGTCTCTACTTCTTCTACCTGTGCGCAATGAAACTCAAAAGGATGATGACAAAATGATTCGCAAATTTAAAATTCAGTTAGCGGTCATCATGGCTGCAACAATTTACTGCAACAGCGCCCACGCTGCACAGGGTAAGCAATTCCAGATTTATGACGGGCAGACCGACACGATTTGCACGTATCATGAAAATGAATTTGGTCATGCGGAAAGCGACGACCCGGCGTATATGGGTACCGGAGTTTGCTGGCGTAAAGACATGATGGATAAAGCAGACTTTCACATTCGGAGCAAAAGAAAATGAAATGCACGGTGTCAGTCCGTTGGTGGTTGTTCTATCCGTACCAGTCATTGCTAATTTTCTTTGCCCGTCTGATGAACGTGGAACCGGACTGGCAGAAAGTGGGTGATTTTTTACAGAAATACTGTATCAAAGTGGGGAAAATAAAATGACCAAACCAACCATAACCAGAGAAGAAAGCATTCAGGCCGTATTCGATTTAAAGGCTGGTCATACACTTGGGTTCGCTGACATAGAGATTCTCAAGCGAGTAGCCCGAATGGCGCTGACCGCAATGGACAGTGAGACATATTGCAAGGAACGAAAACTTTTCTGTTCAACCGATACAGCAAGGATGAGGAAGGCAATCTCCGTCTCTGCTGGAACCGATGTTGCGCAGCTCTATCGCCACGCGCAGCCAGCGCCAGTAGTTCCGGAGGAAGTATTGAAGTCTTTGGATTTACTGTTTCACCGAAGCTATTTCAGGCGGTGGGTAAAAGATCCGCAAGGGTATGTGTCGGGGTCAATACCGGTTCGTGATCTGGTCAATGTGGTTCTTTTCGCTGACGCCTGCCGCGCCGCTATGCTCAACAAATAACTAAGGGGCCAATCGGCCCCTTTCGTTTAGCTTGCCGGACCCTTACTCGGCGTCCAACTGTTGAACTCAAAAATCCACTGGTCATCGGTAATTGTCTGACCACCACGCCCACGCGGACCATCGTTCACAATCACACCTTCTGCGCCGACAGCAGCATCGAGTGTGCCAATCTGAGTATAGGTCAACTCGATGTTAGCCTTGCTCAGAAACAGCCCGTTGATATACGCAGAGTCCGCCGAGCCGGGGTTGAGGTTCAGCGTGACACGACGACCCGGGTTGATGCGGTCCAGACGAATAGCATTACCACCCAGACCACGACGTAATGCAGTGGACGCGTCAATCGGTTCATCGGTGTACGGCGGGTCAGACTCGCCAAAATCAGAAATGATGCGGCCATTAATTGTGATGACCGTGTTACTTGTGGAAAAGTTTTCTAATGACATCGGTCATTCTCCATTAATAAACGTCAACGGTGACGTCACAGATGCGGATGCTACCAGCTTTGAACACGCGCATGTTAATCGGTGCGGACTTACGCGCCGCGCGGTCAGAATCGGACAGGTCGAGAATGTCCGTCGCTTTGGTCAGCACTTCGAAGCCATCGGTGTACGCTTCCAGACCGGTGTCAGGGCTGGTGTAATTGCGCGGACCGAGATAGCGGTTGCGAATGTACTGTTTACCGACACGTTTAGCCGCACCGATGAGCGCTTCCTGACCGACCGGAGTCTGCGGAAGTTTGGTGGTCTGGTTAACGATAGTGTTGTACAGTTCCACGCGCAGAGAGTTCACAAAGGCGTCCAAATCGACGATATCGGAAATAGACTCACCGTAGGTACTGTGTGACCACGTCTGCAACCAGCGACCGCTGTCGGTGCTGCCCTGCAGGTCGAGCACGCTGTAGAATGCACAACGTTTGGCGACCATCGCGTTCTGTTCGGTGTCGGACAGGTCTTCGGCAGCAACACCCGGAGATTTTTTAAACTCAGTGTCAATAGTGCTATTGTCAGCACTGTAATTGACCGAGGCAGAATGCTTGATGAGCGCATAGGCCGCATACGGGTCGGTTGCGTGAGCCACGGTGAATGCGTGACGATAGCCCAGCGTGTTCAGCTGTGAACAGATGTCATCGCTGGCGTCCGGGTTGCGAATTTTAACCACAGCCTCACCGGTCTGGCTGTTCGGGAACATGACACTGTTATCTTCACACCAGGACGCAATCGCCAGCACGCTCGCTTCAAAAGCCAGCACATCTTTGGTGAAGAGGGTCCAGTACCAGTAAAACTTGTCAAACGCTTTGGTCAGTGTCGCGGTGACGTTAGCATCAGCGGCTGCAGTAGCCCACACGGTGAGTTTCGGTACCGCCGGAGTAGAACCGAGGAATTTGGCACCAGCCTTGTACGTCTCGGTCGTGGTGGCAAAATCAGCAGCGAGAGAAGCGGTGGAATAGTAGGTACGCACCGTGTCTTCGGTGAAACCTACCGGGAGTTCAGAGTTTTTAGCAAACAACATCGCGGAAGCGAAGTTTGCCGTACTCAATCCCGCCGGAGAAATCCGGGTTGTAATGGGGATGATTTGTTCAATTGGAAAAGACATTTACGAGTCCTCGTAAGTTACAGTGTGCACACGTTGACCATTATATCGAAATTTCACCGGATTGATAGTTCACACCGGGTTCGGCGTCAACATATCTTAACTGAAGCGTGCCATTTTCGAAATATACCTGGTCCATACCCTCACCAATGGTGAAAGGAACGTGCAGAATATTATTCACTGTCACCGTGTTCACCGCTTCGTAAAGCAGTTTAACGATGATTTGCGCACGCTGTTCGAAGTTGCTCGCCTGCAGCGCTGTCAGATTGTTGACCGGTTCAGTCCCACCCCAGCCAATCCCCTTTTGCCACAGAGGCCAGCACACGTCCGGGCGCTTATGACATTCCTTCAGCATTTCGGCGTACTGCATTGCTTCACCACGGAAGAAATTAATTTCACAGGATGCGACAATCTGCGCGCGAATTTCATACACGATGGTGTCATTTGCGCCATCGGTCATGATGATGTTCGCCTGACCACGTTCACGGATGCTCTGACGTGGCCGCACAGACGCGTATGGACCGTCCGGAGACGGTCCGTTGGGGTCGGCAAGGATACACTCGCTGACGCCCGTCACGTTGAGTATATGCGGCCTGAGAGCCGCAAAGATTTCATTGTTGGTCATAGCGGTCCACGATTACCTTACAGTATTTGCGCCACGGGCGATTGTCGGTGCGAATAACTTTCCAGCGCTGACCCAGGAATACCCATTCCCCATCGAGTGCGATTGAGTCCAGGTCACCATTGTTAACGTATATTTTACGTGGGTCAACGATGCGCTGACCACCCTGACGCAGAAAATCAATTTCCTTGTCGCTCAGTGGTTGAATGTTCACCGTGAATGCAACCGGTCCGGATGTCGAGGTGACCCAGATGCCGTCCACGTATGAGCCAGATTTACCCACATGTGTCGCCGGTACAGATTTAAACACGTTGTCAATATGACCACGCATTGACAGACTCATAAGATACCCTCGTCAGGTTTTTCGTTGCTGACCTTGTACGTTACGCTTGCGCGTAGTGCACCGGTGTCGATAAGTGGATTGTCCGAACCTTTCTGTTCGATTGTGTAATCGCTGTTCGGTGGCGTGCGAAGGTCAGTCATGTACTGCTGCACCGCACCGGCTGCGAATGCGCCCACTTGTTCAAGTACCTGGTCAAGCGGTAAATCATTAGCCACGCCATGAGCGATGGTGTCCACGATATCCTGTTTACCACTCTGTACACCGGGTATCAGCCAGGGGCGCGGCGGGATGGGTGCGGGATTACCGTACAATTTGTTATTCGGGTTACCGTAATTCAGTAATGCACCAAGCTGTGCGTTAGTAATTCCCGAGTCAGGATGTTCACCTGCGTCCGAATGGATGCCGACAGTCACGGTCTTCTGGCTGGCTTTAGCGTATTGCTCCAGTTTCGAACGTATTGCCTGTTTGGCTTGCTGCAGCGCTTTGATGTTGACTGACATAGTGTGTCCTCATTTGTCAAGCTATTATCACACAACGTTGCGCCAGTATCCACATACCCCGTTAAAACTCGTTCGGGGTACTTCAACGGGGTATCAAAAACTCTTTAACTTTCAGTACTATACTACTTATTACCCTTATACCCTTATAAAATAGTAATTAGTATAGTAGTAAGATAACAAGTATATGAATAAGTATATAGACAATATACAAACGGTAATAAGAGGGGAGAAGGAAGAAGGGAAGAATGTACGGGGTTTTCGGTTATGCGCGCAAGCTGCTGATTGTGAAAGTAAATTCGCCACCCCTATACCCCGGGTATTTCGGGGTAAAATGAGGTGTTGACGAATCCGTCAATCACTGATACACTCATTCCATAAATTACAGAGGGGATTTCACCAGTGACTAGTGACCTGATTCTATTATTTCTGTCAGTAAATCCTGACTCCACTTTTAATGAGATGACAAAGTGCATGAGTATCAACGTGGGGTCAGCTTACTCAACGGTTAGTAATCTTAAAAAGTATGGCAATATCGTATCGACGTCTGAGAGGCCACGGCGGTACAGTATCACGAAAGAATTTACCGCAAAAAGTGAAGTATACGATGAGTACGTTCACCGGGTTATTGCGGCGGGTGCCAGCACTGTGGAAAGTGTTGTCAAAGTTAGCGGACTGTCATCTTACAGGGTTGCATTGTCCATCAGAAGACTGAAGAATTTGAACAAAATATCAACGATTACCGGTATGGGAATCACGTTGAATGAATTACCTGTTGACTTAAAACTAAAACCCTGGACAACAAAAGAAATGCAAACGCTGGAAGATTTAGCGGGGAGGGTACCAATCTCTGAGATTTGTGAGACATTGGGCAGAACACGAAACAGTATTCAGATGAAGTGTCATTTGCTTGGGTTGTCACTGGTAACGCATACGTGCAGGAAAGGACACCGCATGGTTGAACGGAAAACTGGAAAATGGGTTTGCAATGAATGTCACTCCCAGGCGGAAAGATTGAGACGTGTAGTCAATAAAGCATAAGTCCGGAACCACCCTGTTCGTGACCACAAGTCGCATTACAGCGGTGAATCGTAGAGAAATGGGGTGGAGAGTCACCAGTATGCTAACAAAACACTATCGCAGTTTCTTCATCATTCGGGGCATCGTGGTCGAGGATGAAGGATACCTGTGCTCGGACAAAGTTATTATGAAGTATTACGGTCGTCACTACGCCGGGAGGATTGGTAAATGAACATTCCAGACTATCCGATGGAGTATGAGGATACTGTACATTACACGGATGGTATTGAGTGGCTCATTCAGAATTACGGAGAGTTTCCGGAAACTGTACCGCCGGGAATGTGCCTGGAAATTAGCGACCCCGTGTGGATGGACTGGCGGTTCGTTCTGTCGCTGCCGAATTACGAGGTTGTATTCGGCAATTGCATCATCCCCGGTGTGACCCGGGAAATTTTTAACGCATACAAGAAAAAGGTGTGGTTATGTACAGATTTTCCACGACTGGGGGAATCAGGCTGATTAGCAAGATGTCCACAACGCATACGGCGAAACAGATTGCCGAACACATGGGTTGCAACGTGAATCGCGTGTATAACCTCGCTAAACGCAACGGAGTGCGTTTAACTTATGGTGCGAGTACCCAACGTACTACCCACGACCGCGACACGTTAGAACGCGTTATGCGACTCCGTGAGAGTGGTCTGATGTTTAAGCAGGTAGCGGAAGCGATGGGGACAACCACGTGTAACGCGATTTATCTTTATGAGCGAGCAGTGAGAGAATTGTAAAAGCCCCGTAAGGGGCTTAAACCGCAAGTGCACCCATTCCGACTCTTTTTCTGAGACGATAGAACTGCTGTCCGTACACGGACCAGGTTAGCCAGTCGTTGTTGACCTCAAGCATTGCCGGGACACGATACGAAATAGACTCATCCCCTACGGATTTTGTCGCCACGTTTAGCCGCGCTTCCTGATTGACATCACTGTTCAGCCCTTCTGGATAGTAAACAGACAACCAGTGTGCGGCATAGTAGAACATTCCGCGCTGTTTCAGGTTGTGGCATTCTGCCTCATAATCTCCCCAGCGCTTACTCCCTGTCTCCGTGTCAGCCTCACACAGTGCGTACTGAATGAGGCTGTCCGGAAAATCAGTAGTAGACGAGAAAGCCTGACCGCCGAGCGGCCAGATGCGAAAATCTGCGATGACTTCGGCGGTGATGTGCATGTTATATACCCGTGTGTTAATTAGGAGGCGGTTTTTACTGCCTCAATTTCTTGTTGAAGACGTGACTTCTTCCAGCGTGTATCAACTTTGATGCCCAGTTCTTCGGCTTCTGCACGAAGTTTGTCAATAGTCACATCGTTGGCGTCTGAGTCAGGGTTGACCAGTTCACCACTTGTGACGACCAGTTCACCTGCGTCCTGATATGCACTGACCAGACTGTGAATTGCCGGAGTAACTTCGAATTCTTTCGAATCACCCGGTGCCAGCATGCGTTTCATCACATCTTCTTCACCCGGCATCATGAACGGACGAGTGGAAATATTTTTTACAGTAATCATAAATCACCTTTAGTTGTAATACTTACCCGTTGTCATTTTACCCACAACAGCTTGTCCTGTCCAGAATCGTAGATACGTGAGACACCTTCTGATTCGTACCATTGCGTCTGCGTCATTCCATCCGGTGCACGGTTCCACTTCTCACGCGATTCGGTTGTGCAACCATTTACAATCCTGAACCCCACTGTCGTGGTTGAAAGTGTGAAACCAGCATTAATATAACTGGAACCGCTGAACAAATCCCGGTCAACGTATGAATAGGCGCGGTTAATGTTGTTAACCGTGGTAGCATGTTTCCACAGGCGGGACAGTCCACCCGGAACATTACACGCGGTTGCATATCGTACCAGTTCCCACTCATTCTTTTTCTGCCAGTTTGTCAGACTGATTACGGCGACTAAGGTATCATCGTGTTGCAGACCATAATGCGCGGTCGCACCCCGGAAACCCTGTACGTGGTGTTTCTCCATGAACGCCTTCGCTTCAGACGTCGAAACTTCCACAATGTTACATTTTCGGGCAAACACTTTGTCGGATGTCACGCCGAGTGCGTTGCGAATGATATTTTCTACCTGTTCGCGGCGCTCATTCCAGACATCCTCGCGAATGCTTATCAGACGGTATCCTGCTGCTTCCACGCGATGACGCTTGGTAATGTGATACCTCTTATCCTTCGTGCGCTCATCGTGCCAGTACAGACCGTTAAATTCGATTGCCAGATTGTGTGACGGCACTACAACATCAAGTTCCAGCGGTCCAATGATTGTACGGTCGGATTGTACCGCATCGGGACAAATGGAACGGACGAAGTTGAAGACTTCAAATTCACCTCGGGATACGCCCGCTTTTGAACACGTCGGGCATTGATGACCAAGAGTAGAGTGGTTATTTGCGTATTGGGAAAATTCACCGTGCACTGGACAAATTATGGTTAGTTTTTGATCACTACCTTTATACACCGCTTTAGAATAATCATATTTGTCACCGTGTATGACTCTGCTTTTGTGAATGAATCTCTCAAGATTACTCATACTTTTGCTTGCTCTGGACTCAAGACCGCATTTTGGACAACCTCTTCCTGAAAGATGTGAAGATGGTTGCTGCTTGAAGTCACCATGTTTTGCACAAGTGATGGTTATTTTCTTTTTGTTACCCTCGTAAACAGCTTTGGAATAATCATACCTGTCACCATGAACTTTTTTTGCGTCTTCTATAAAACTGTCAAGTGTCTTTCGGTGTAACTCACCACGCTTTGCCAGTGCACAGGGTTTACACTCAGCACCCCCATGAACGTGGTTGTTCAGCGTCATGTGATATACTCCGTGCACCGAGCAAACTATGGACATTTTCTTGACTACGGAAATGAACGATTCTCGGACGTATGAGTATCTGTCACCATGAATCTCCCGTGCCTGCTGTATCATTCGGTCGTAAACGTCGTCGATTCTGCATTTTGGGCACGCTATTTCGCATTTCAGGTGTCCCTGCGGTATTTGAACGAAATCACCGTGTACCGGGCAAACTATCGTCACAGGTGTTTTGTTGTTTACATATTCCACTTTGGAATAGTCATATTTTCCTTTATGTATTTCTTTTGCTTTTTCTATAAACATGGAATTACTCCTCTTAAGATGGTGTTAACTATAACCAAAGAGGAGGCAAAAGAAAAGCCCTCTGAAGAGGGCTTAGGGTGCTACTGAGGGCAGGTATTACAGCATGTCGAGGTAGATTGCACTCAGAGGATAGCGAATTTCGGTGCCTGAAATCTTATACTCTGCCGGTACAGTTACTGCCAGACCTTTGTTCTGCGGTGCCAGCATGCGGAACGGAATCGGCTTGGCAACACCCAGGTTGCGGTCGTTCTTCTCGTAAATGAGA